GCATCAAGTATTGCCTTAAAAGGCTCAAGGAAACTCTTTTCAAATTGTAATTCATAATCAATGTATCTGTCAAGACCAAGTTCTTTAGGAAAATCTTGAATGAAAGAAATAATATTTTCCTGAATAATATTTGGTTTTTTCAAATAGATAAATTTAACCTTTTCACCATTACCAATAAGTGAATATTTATTCGTCAGTTTCTTCTCCTTAATATAATAATTAAAAAGAAGTGCTCCACGAATATGAATAGGAGTTCCCTTTGAATAAATGTCAGAATGTGAATGATACTTTTTAACATCAGAAGCAGATCGTGGAAAAGCAATCTGTTCTGGTGGTAGATTTCTAAATTCCTTACGGCATTTATCAATATACTCAATTACTTCTTCTTCCGTTCCGTTCATCATCAGTTTGAGACCATCTTTAATCATCGTTCGGCATGGTGCCGGTGTTGATGACTTGACTGCCTCAATACCCATCATCTTGAGTTTAGGTTCGGTGTATTGAACACCTTCACTGTTCCATACATTAAGAATGTATCTCTTCTTTGCCGTCCAAATTCCACGCTCGGCAATGTTCTCACGCTTCATTTGCATCTTTTGGTCATATGCCTGTACATAGTCCGCAAGTTTTTGATATGAACGTTCGATAAAAGGTTCCAGTTTCTCTTGACAGATCTTATCAAGTATCCCAACAATTGCTGTTTTATCATCAGACTTATTACCAAAAAATTTATCAACAAGAGGTCCAAGATTAAGATAAATTGAGTCGGTGTCTGATGCAATAACGTAATCCTCTTCTTCCGTTTTTAAAAGATTATTTAGATACTCATTCATACGATTTTCAATCCAACGGATCGAAACCTGACCCGAGAGAGTAATTGCTTCAGCATTTGCCAGTTTATAATACCTAAAATACTGATTACCAATCGCACCGTAAGCAGAGTTAAGTTGAATTTTTCTCGCCATCTGGATGTTGTTGCAGCGGGCAATTTCTTTTTCCAGTGCCTTCGATGGAGTTTTTTCATAATCTTGTTTTGCCTGTAGCATTTTCTTTTTGAAGACCGTTCGGTCTTTGTAGATTTTCTCCATCAGCTCTGGAAGAAATCCACGGACATCTTTGCGATACATGGCACCATTAGCACATACCGCATTATCCTTATACATCTCAAATGTCACCTCTTCATTAAGAATTCGGTCAACACTTGCCGATGGATGCCTCTCATCAAGAAGAGTCTCCGGGGAGATATTGTATTGCATAATGAGATGAGGATAGAGAGAATTAAGGTCAAAAGACACCACCCAGTCATACTTTCCAGGTATCGGTTCCTTAACATATGCGCCTGCGTATTTTTCACTTTTGGAAGAATCCTCCTTTGGCGGAATCACAATATTTCGCTTCTTCAGGTAATTGTAGATAATGGCATCCCACATCCTTACCTGATAAAACACATCGACAAAGTTTACCTTTGCATCATATGCCATTGTAATAGCAAGTTCGATGAGTTTCATCTTGTCTTCCATACGGTCAACAAGTTCCACGTCAATTATATTGTATTCCACAAACTTCTGCCACCCATTTGTGTAGAAGTCCTTAAAAGTATCAAATTCGCTGTGGTCTAGTTTCTTCTGTCCCAGTTCTACACTGGCAATATAATCCAGACGATATGATTCCTGTGCTTTATAAGTAAACTTCTTATAAAGCATTAGATAATCAAGTTGAGTAATACCACCAACATCATAAGAAATCTGCTTACGTCCCATGATAAATGTTTCCTTTTCGGTCACCAATCCCCATGGAGACATACGCTTCTTCAATTTCTCTCCAAGAACACGATCAATACGACGTACCAAATACGGCATATCATAAAGCTCACTATTCCATCCAGTTACAACTTCAGGACAATTCTCTTCAATCATCCACCAATTGATAAAATCAGTTAGTAATTCATATTCTGTCTCAAATCCTTTATAAGTAACATTCTGCTGCTTATTGTTAAAAGAACCTTTACCCCATGTACGAATTTTCTTTGTAGAATAATCCTGAACAGTAATAAGAAGAACTTCCTCAGCAGCAGATTCTACATCAGGGAATCCATTCTCTGATGCAGTCTCAATATCAATTGTGGATATTTTGATTTTATTAGTATCAAACTTAATTTCTTCTTCAGGATACTTATCTGAAATATATTGATAAATGTACCTATCGTTTCCGTAGATACTAAAGTTCTCAACGCCCTCATATTTTTTGATAAAATCACGACAATCTCTCACAGTTCCGGGTTGAATTTCTTCAACATAATCACCAGTGAGAGTTTTATATTTTGTTTTATTATTTGAGGGCACAAAAAGAGTCGGGTTAAACCTCTCACGGGTCATGAAATGTTTACCATTTTCATGACCACGAACCAAGAAGTGGTCCCCGACCATTTGAACATTAGTATAAAAACGCATTAGGAAGTCAACTCAAGATACTTATCAATAATTTTACCGTTTGGTTCTACAAAAGTTAGAACATCATCAGATCTCATCATAACATCAGTTTGATTTGTGAAATCTAACCATATAGCAAGATCCCCAGATTCTGTAAGTAGATATGGATTGATTATTCTACAATCAGGTGCTCCAATATCTGCCATTACCTCCTCAACTTCTGCGACTAATATTTTATCATTCTTCAACAGAAGACATTGAATGTTCTTTTCCATTTAATTTTTCCTCATACATTTCTATAAGACTATCTAGTGGTTCTACAATAGTGACAATCCAATCTGGTCGAATAGGAATTTTAGTGTCTTTTGTTAGAATGATCCATGGTGACATACTAACTTCAAGTTCTCTACTTGATTGATCACTATCTTCAGTTAAAAATATTGATGCTCTCTCCTGAACAATATGTGGATTTTCAAAAAGATAACCACACACAGTATCATCAGAAACCAATTCTTTTAATTCTGAGATTACTGTTTCACCAGATTTTAAAATAGCAAGTTTTACCGACATAGTAATGTTATTCTCCCATATATTATAGCAATAAAAAAGAGGGGAGTCAACTGGATTGTGCCAGTATCCCCTCTGTCATGCGACGACTTCTTATTTATAAATCAGTTTTTGGGTGTCATCTTATATGCCCCGAAAGTTGCTCCGCCAATCATGGCGATAATTGCTAAGATTTCCATAATTGAGTATTAATACCTATTGGATAGTTATTTAGTCAGGAGGTATTACATGACCACATCCGCATGATTGCTATCAATGAAAAGAGTAATTACTATTCCCATTAATGCAGTCGTTTCTGTAAAGTTCATAGATCCCCTCTAAACTATTACATTATTATATAGAAAACTGTATCACCCTGATACAGTTTTTGTAGCAACGGCAACTGAATTATAAATTAATTGTTAGTATTTACAGATAATCTTTACGGGCATGATGTTCTGGAACTATCTTCCCCAAGGTAATGGTGAGGAGCCCGTCCTCAAAGACGACTTCCTTAACTTCTGTGTCGTCGGATAGAGTCCATGCTCGTTTAAAACTTCTGCTAGCCACTCCCTTGTGGACAAACGTCCTGTCCGATTCTGTGTCCTCTTTTTGTCCTTCGACAAAAAGTTTTCCATACTCTGTGAACGCATACACTTCCCCTTTCTTAAACCCTGCTAGTGCTATTTCTAATTTTGATTCAACATTATTTATTTGTATCAAGTTATACGGCGGGTAATTCTTTGATGTTTCGTGCAAATTAAATAGACGATCAAAGTATTCATCCATTCCAATAGAATTGCGTGTGATTCTTTCCATCAACTCAGGAAGATCCGCAGCATTATACCTTGTTAGGTTAGTCATTATTGTAGCTCCTTAAATAAGCGAGTTTGTGTTTTGTGGATCCCGAAGGCATCCATAAGTATATATTAACACAAGACATAAAAAACGGGGTGGTAAACCCCGTATCTTTTTATTCGGTTATTAAGACCACTTTTTTCCCAAAACCCATCCTACTAAAGTTTTTCTAACACCACTAGTTACTTTATCGACTTTATGCCAACTATGACTTGGAAAAACAATTAATGTTCCCACTTTAGGTTTTTTAAATTTTTCTACTTTAGTTTTCTTACTTATAGGATGCGGAATACAAATACTAAAATTACCGCCCTCATATTCATCATTAAGGCATAAAGTAAAACTCAATTTTCTAATTAAACCATTTTCATATGGTTCACTATGAGTATCAATATGCCAATCATAATAATCACCTACATTATATAATGTATATTGTAATGGTTCAAATTCTTTTAATGAATAATTCCAATTACTTTCTTCATTAATTTCTTTTATTAAACTTCCCAATTGATTTTGTAGATTATTATTTTTTATCCAAGAAATTTTTGATTTCCTATTTCTATCATTACCTTCATAAATTTTTGCATCAGATACATTTAACGATTCACCATTTCTAATAATACTATTACAAAAATCTACAGAAGCAGTAGATTCACTGATGTGATATAACACTATTCAGTTTCTTCTACTCGCTTCTTCTTAGAACCAATATTATACTTAGTCTCTAAAATCCAATCTCCCTTGTCTTTATAAGAAAGAACCTTAATTTGATTTAGTGGAGCAATATCCTGAATTAAATCAATATTTACAATTTCTACAAGTCCCCAATCGGCAAGTAACTGTACAATACGATTACGTCTCTGTATGTCATTTACAGTCAAATTAGCCTGCTTACCATCCAGTGCAAATAGTTCCTTAAAATGAACCAGATAGTATCTACCTTGTTTATGAAGAATATGGCAAGACTGATAAATCTTTTTTTCTTTTCGTGATGCCACACCAATGCGTGTCAGCGTCTCACGAACCTTGAGAAAGTCATCTGGTTCTCCCAAAATCACTTCTACCATTTGGTCGGGCGACCACCTAACTTCAGGTTCTCTAATCACGCTCATGCTTTTCCTCCAGTATCAAATTTCGATTTAATGAACTTCAGTTGTTCCTTTGTTAATATCTTCAAAGCTTGCTTTGCCTTCTCATTAC